GCGCTTGCGGACTCGGGGGAGGATCGGCTCCCAGATCCAGCTGGGGACGGCGGCCGGGTCACCGGCGGAGCCGAGGCGCAGGTCGAAGCCGTCGAAGTCAGCAGGTTGCGCCGGCGCGTAGCCGGCGCCGTGGTGCCAGCAGTTCCAGACGCTGAGGGGCGCCTGATACCACTGGACGTAGCAGGTGCGGTTAAGGCGGTGCGGGCAGTCCCCGCAGACGGAAGCGCCGTCCTCGGAGGCGAAGGCGTGGTGCGGCGGTATGTCGGCGCGAAGGATCCATGTTTGGATCATGGCGCCGGTTTTGGCGTTACCGGAGCGCGCGGCGAAGCCGGTGGCGATGACGACGATCGGTGCGCCGTCCAGCATCGACGGGCCCTCGTAGAGGACGCGGCCGTTGGGGTTGGTCATGCTGTCTACAGCTTGTGAAGAGAAAGGGCGAGGCGCCCAGGGAGCTCGCCCACAAAAGAGGTAGAGCTCCGGGGGAGCGTCAGCGGGGGAGTACAGGGGTGCCGCGCAAGCGGCCAAGCTCGGCGGCCTCGGTGTCGGACATGTCGTTAAGGGCCTCCCATTCGGTCTCGGTTAGGGCGTCGTCGGGGAGGAGGTAGCAGGTCTCGGCGGTGAGGACGGTACCGGTGGAGGCGTCGATGAGGAGCATGGGAGTCAGGCGCGGGGGTCGGGGGTGAGGCCGAGCTCGTGGAGGATCTGGCCTGTGGTGAAGTAGGGGGAGGCTGCGGCGGTGGCGCCGCAGAAGCGCCAACAGCGGAAAGTGGCCGACCAGTAGAGGTCGGATCGGTCGATGCCGACCGAGGCGAGCTGCTCGGCGGTAACGGGAGGGAAGGCGACTTCCCGGAAGTGGGTTTGCATGGTTCAGAAAGCGTTGAAAGCGTCCTCGGGCCACACTTCCTCGATGTGGAAGGTGGCGTCCGGGTGGCGGCGGGTGAGGCCGGCAAGTTCAAGCACGACATCGGCGCGGCTGTAGCCCCAGATGCCTGTGGGGTTACAGCGGCTGCCGAGGTCGTCGGTGATGGTGCAGAAGATTTCGTAGGTCACGGTCACTCCAGGTAGAGGTATTCGTAGACGTCAGGGTCGTCGGCGCAGCTGCAAGCCCAGGTCCAGAGGACACGCTTGCGGTTCTCGTTGTGGTCGCAGAGGTCGGTGCGGTCCCACGCGCCGAAGCCGCGTAGGTACTGACGGAAAAGCCAGGCGGGGCCGTCGAACTCGAGGTGGTCCACCCAGTAGGAGACGTCTGCGTCGCAGTCGCCTTGGTGGGAGCAGTCGATGACGCACTCGATGGGTAGGGCGCGGATGGCGGCGCGGCCTTCGAACCAGTCGTTGCAGTACATGTCAGCGGTTGCGGAGAGCGGGAGGCAGAGAGCGGTTCCGGCGGGTGAGCTCCATGCCGTAGGTGGACGCCTGGTCCAGGTAATAGCCCTCGCGGGCGGGATTCCAGCCGCGCATACCGGCGGCGGCCTGGTGGCAGTCCGCGATGACGTAGCGCAGGGAGTGGGAATCCAGAGTTGCCGCGTGGGACTCCCAACGAGCGAAGTGCTCGGCGGTGGCGTGCTCGGTGATCACTGGCCGGCCTCGATGAGGGCGAACAGTTCCGCCTTGACTGCGGAAACGGTGAGGCCGGTCACGGTGTGGAGGCCGTACATGCCGTGGTAAGCACCATCGGCGTCGGTGATGAGGGCGATGGCCTGGGGGTTGACGCCCTCGGGGCGCTCAACATCGGAGCGCCAGATGAACTCCAGGTAGCCGGGTACATCGGCGCGGCGGGAAGCAAAACGCATGCTGGTCACAGCTTGGGGACATGAGATGCAAAGCACCTCAGCCAAAAGACCCCCGGACGCAGTGCGCCAGGGGGAACTTCTGGGGGAGATGGTTTGTGCCTGGCAGAGCCGTTTGCCAGGGCTTGGCCGTCCTAGTGAAGCCGGAGCGGCGGGCTACCCCTAAGGGGTGTATCTGCAGGCCAGGCGTTAAGGGGCTGGCGCACCCGCTGTGACCCCTGTCGGGGGCAGCGTTGATCCCCCTGCAGCAGCGGGATCGGTAAAGACACATGCAGTGCGCCCTCCTGCAGGAGGTTCCGCGTTCGCCTACTTGCCCCCAGCCATCGGGTACTGGCCGCCTCACCCTCTATCGCCCATCGTTATGGCGTTCGGGAATCTCGGCGACGGTCCTCGTGTTCGGTGTGATCCGAACAGGCCGTACGTGAGGTGCAAGAGCTAGCGCCCAGTCAGTTTGGGCGCACTGCTGCTATAGCTCCGGGATCCGCCCGGCCGGCCGCGCTTTATCGGCTGCGCACTGCGTTTAACGCATCGGTGGTTTCGAACTGACGTAAGTGTGGCACACAAGGCGCCGATCTGTCAAGCAACCGGCCGGAGCCGGTACCGGCGCGCAGCCGCGGGGAGCTGGCCTGAGGCCTAGGCTCCGCGGGGCGGCTGTGCTCCGATGCCATGAATGGTTGCACAAGTTCGGGATCCTGTCAAGCAATACGCCGGAGCGGCTTGCCAAGGAAGACGAAAACGCGCATGATGTGCGCGCGTGAGCTCAGTCTGGCATGGCGCTGCGCAGCCGTCAAGCCACCTCAGTGAGTCTCATGAGTCTCACCTAAGGGGCTTGAGTCTCATTGTGTCTCAGGTTGAGTCTCGCCTTGCGTCGCAGTGAGACTGGGGTAAGGGTGCAGACATCTCGGCCTGGCCTAGAAAAAATGTATGTATATAAATTTTACAAGAATAGTGTTACGGTTAAGCGTCGAAAGCTTCCCAAGTGTAGGAGAGCTCTACACGTAGCTTGTGTAGGGCTTTTTTGTACATGGCGGAGATGCGATATCGCGATATGTTCAGCTCTTCCGATAGCTGATGCAAGCTGCGCTTCTCAAAGTACAGTGATTGCACGATCAGATGTTGTGTTGGATCGAGCGTGCCGAGTGCGCGGTAGAGCAGCTCTTCGCGCTCGGTGGATAGAACCGCTAGGTCCGGGGATTCGTTGATGGTGGGGTTGTCAGTAGTGAGTACCTCGAGAATAGATGTATCTGATAGCTGGCAAAGGGAATCAATAGACGTGCAATCGGTGATGGTGCAGCTGACTAAGGTCTCGGTTATGCGCTCACAGGGGAGGTCGAGCTCGGTGCTCAGCTCCTCGAGGGTGGGGGGCCTGCCATAAGCTGCAGTTAATGTGTGTATTGTGCGGCGGATTTTTGTAGCTAAATCCTGTACGTTAATCGGTAGCCGTATTGTGCGGGATGAGTTGTAGAGCGCGCGTGATATTGACTGCCTAATCCACCAGTAGCTGTAAGTGCTAAAGGCGTAGCCGCGAGTAGGGTCAAAGAGCTCGATACCGCGGATGAGGCCGAGGCTGCCCTCCTGGATGAGGTCGCTCAGCTCGAGGCCGCGGTTCTGGTAGCGCTTGGCGAGGTGAACAACGAGCCGCAGATTGGTGCGCACCATGATGTCCAGGGAGCGCTTGCCGAGCCGGGCAACGTGAGCGGGGGCGGCTGTGCGATCGGGCTCGGAGGCACCGGGTGGCGTGTAGTCGACCCAGGCGCGGATGCGGTAAGCGTGGCGGAGCTGCGCTTCGCGGGAGAGGATCGGGTGCCGGGCGATGTCGCTGAGGTACTTGGAGATGAGATCCGACATGGCTCAGGCGGCAGGCTCAGGCGGCGGGTGAGCTGTGGAGATCTCGGACCAGGGAGCCGAGGAGCCAGGCTCGGGCGTGAGCGAGGCCGTGCTGCTTCGCGATTCTGAAGTACAGCTCGCTGTATGGACCAGTGACTGGGTTACGGCGAATTGTTTCAGCGGATGCGCTGGAGGTGAGGCGTATGTACTGGGGCAGCACAGTGGCGAGATGAGAGTCCACTAGACGGTGATTTTTAGCTGAACGTAGTATGCGGTAGAGGAAGAACCGAAGCGAGAAACAGGAGTAATGATTAAGTCGTCGACGGTTGTTCCGGTAATCTCGCTGAAGTCGTTAAGGGTGGCCGTGATGTGCTTTTCTAGCTGTTCGATCTGCTGACGCAGTTCAAGGACAGTTATGGTTGTCATACGGATACCGTGTACTCGTTAAAGGCTACGATGTCGTCGATATCAGCGTATAAGGCTTCCAGCGATTTATTGTTATCAATAATGTGCGTTAAGCCTATGGAGTAATCGTTCTCGGGGTCAGCCAGGGCGCGGAGGTGATCGAGGCTGCCCTCGGAGGCGTGGCGGGTGTTGCGTTTGATGTCGGGGCGGGTGACCTTCCAGAGCTGGGCGCCGAAGCGATCGAGGAGAGCGGCTTCGTTGGGGAAGCGCATGTCGTCGACGACCACTTTGGTTACGCCCTGGAGGTGGAGGCGCATGTAGCGGGAGGTCCAGCAGCGGAGCCAGATCTCGGGGTGGACGCAGTCGCGGCCCCACTCGGTGCCAAGTGTGCGGAGTAGGTGGCGGGCGTCGACGTGTTCGTCGATCTCGGGGAGGGGCGCAGTCTTGGCGACGTGCGTCATGTGGTGGGCGTCCTGGGCGCTGTAGCCGAAGTCCAGCAGCAGGGTGCTGATCATGGCTTTCAAGGGCTCGGCGAAGCTGAGGTGGGTGTAGCCGTGGTGGGTGACGAGGTGATCAGCGATGGTGGATTTGCCGCTGCCGGCGGCGGGGGAGTAGATGCCGATGAGCATGATCAGTCGTTGAGGTAGCGGGGATAGAGGAAGACGAGAACCCAGGCGTAGACGGCTTTGCCGGCCTCGGTGTAGATCGGGGGTGGTTCGTCGCCGTTCTGCTTGGGATCGCCGAGCACTTGCCAGAGTGTGCGAGCTAGGTATTGGACGTTGTGCGTGCTGATGTCGTCATTGGTGAGAAGCGCACACAGAGATGCCAGCACGTGGGTAGCTGTAATTTCAAAGTTCAGACCTGTTTTTGTAGTTAGGTCACGGTAGAGCTCCATCGTGTCCGCACTGTTTGTGTCCTCTAGGTGGGTGGGGTCGATGCCGCGTGCTTGGGCGTGCTGTACGAGTAGGGCGCCACCGATGACGTTGGATACGAGAGCGTGAATAGGTGTCGTCTCAGTCATGCACGTGCTCGGGTGAAACGTTTGATGCGGGCCTCGAAGTGCTGCATGTACTGCGTGAGCTGCCGGGGGGAGAGTTCCTCAATTTGAGGGGCTTCGTCGGGGATAGCAACAACGATCAGGGCGCGAGTTATGTTTAGCCCTTGAGGTTTGTACACGTAGTTGGCCGCGGCTACGTATGCGGCTACTTGAAGTGAGTACTCGTACATCTTCGCGGGGTTTCGCAGCTTGTCCGCGGTTTTCCAGTCAAGTAGAGAGGGCTGCTCGCCGTCGTCGTCTAAGTAGGCGATGCAATCGAATGTTCCTGCGTAGCGAAGCGGGTGATAAATGGCACCTTCCATCACGAGAGGTTTACGCACTCGGTCAAGGAAGGCTCGTGAGCTATTCCAGTAGGGGGTGTTGAGGAAGTCGAAGCCGGGCTCAGTGCCGTCGAGGAGGTAGCGCTCAACAGCGTCGTGATGGCGGGTGCCGCGGAAGCTGGCCAGGTTGCAGATGAAGTCAGCGCGGGCTTCGCCTACGGATTCGCGCCAGGCCTGCAGGCCTGTGCTGTCGCGGGTGCTGCTCAGGATTGTGGTAACAGAGCTGCAAGGACCGAGTGGTGTGGAGTAGCTGCGCTCACCGTTCTCGTGGGAGCGGACCGGTTCATACTTGGGGAGGCCGCGGATGGCGTCAGTTGTCATAGGGGACGCCCTCGAGGGGGAGCAGGAGTGCGTTGGCGTCGCATTTGAAGACGCGCATGAGATCTGTGAGAATGTTCGGGTCGATCAGCTTGGTTTTGCCGCTGGCTATGCGACCCAGGGAATATGGAGAGATTCCAGCGGACTCGGCAACATCGCGCAGTGTGAGTTCTGTGCGGAATAGGTGGAAGCGGATGTTGCGACCCAGCAGCTTTGTGGTATCCATCGAGGTGTAAAAGAAAAAGGGAGCTTTAAGCTCCCCCGTTGGATAGGGTTAAGCGGAGGCTTCAGCAAATGGATCTTCGCCGTCGAATAGACGGTTCAGATCACACTTGAGTTCGTCAAAGCGCTTTTGAATGTCAGCTTTGATCGCTTTAGGAGGTGCGGCGACTAGGGTGTACTCGGTCTTTTTACCTTCGCCGGTTTTTCCGATCTTGACGTCATAGGCGGTAGGGTCGCCGTAGTCTTCGTCGGAGATGAACTTAAAGAGCTGATCCATCAGAGTCTTCTGCGTGATCTGCAGAATCTTGAAGTCGTCAGCGGAGTAGTCATAGACAAGACCGGCGATGAAACGCTTAACGGTCTGGTAGCCCTCCTGCTGGCGGATGTTGGCGGGCAGCTCCTCGGGCTTGGTTTCCCAGCGGATGGGCTTGTTGTCGTTGGTCCAAGCCTCGAAGCCGGTGATACCGGAGCCGAAGAAACGCACTCGGACTTCTTCGGTGATCTTGGAGGGGTTCAGGTAGCGGCCGGAACCGGACGACTCCTTGGAGATCTCCTCGATGGCGTCGGGTGACAGGAATGCGGACATGTGGCGAAATCCCTCGAATAGTGGGTGATGTGCCAGAGGTGCGGGGGTTACCGCCCTCTTGTGCAGATCCTAGGGGATCGACGTGATCTTGTCAACGCTACCCGGACGCTTGTGCAGAAATCGATGAGTCTATTGAGACTCATGCAGGCGGGTTGTGCCCCCTGCTGGGGGTGGTTACGGTGAACCACGGCCAAGAAAAAACCCCCTGCGGGTGGCAGGGGGTCTTGGCCTTCACTTGCTTCCACAGATCGTAATGGACAACGAGAACAAAAGCAACGGTGCAGACTTGCTACAAGGTCGCGCCATTGAGTTGCTACGGCGAGACGTGTTCCCTGATGGGTGGGCTTTTGTGCCAGTAGCTGGCAAGGCCACCTTCGTCAAAGAGTGGAGCACAAAGCCGCTGACGCGGATTGAGTGCATGACGGCATACCAGCTCAGGCAGGACTACGTGGGCCTGGGCGTGGTGACAGGATCGTTCTCGGGGGGACTGATTGCTCTCGACATCGACGGGCCTGAGGCAGATGCGCGCTACCGCGATGTAGCTGGCGCTGAGTACGAGCCCTATGGCGAGGAGCGGACGATGTCGTGGACATCGGGTAAGCAAGGGCGGCGGCAAATCCTCTACCAGGTGCCAAAGCGGTTGGTGGCCGAGCTCGAGCATGTCAAGACGCTGATTCTGCGCACCGATGACGGTGGATGGCATCTGGGGCATGGGGACACCAACCGTGGTGCCGGTGGTGACGTGGATGCGATCAGCGGGGCGGCCTACGAAGAGGTTGTGCTGCGGTTCAACGCATGTCAGAGCGTTGTGCCGGGGTCACCGCACCCAGATACCAAGCAGCCCTATCGGTTCCTCAACTACAACGAGGGCCAGGTAGCGACGGCGCCGCAGTGGGTGCTGGATGTGCTGCGGCCGTACCGGAAGCCGGTGCAGTGGCTGTCTGAGGCGGAGCAGAAGGAGGTCATGAGCGACCTCGGGGGGCTGACGGCGGTGCCGCCGCGGCAGATCCGCGGGTGGTTCTTCAAGGAGGAGGTGCAGTCGTTACTGCGGCCTCGGTTGGAGCAGCTTGTGTTCCGCCACGAGGTGTTCGACAAGTACGGGTGGAAGAGCCGCAGCGGGGAGAGGCCGCAACGGATGAGTGGGTGCCCATGGCATGGCGGCCGTAGTGGGACCACGTTCCAGTACGCCGAAGAGACCGGGTGCTGGGACTGCAAAGCGTGCGGTGTGGGGGGTGACGTCCTCGATTTCGTGCACAAGATCCGCACCAAGGACATGCACGCGGGGCGACCGAATGGGCCCGATCTCGAGGCCTATGTGGCAGAGCTGGCCGGCGAGCTCGGGTACGACTATCCGGCGTGTGCGACGGCGACGGAGGTCACCATCAAGGATGCGCCGCTGAAGCGGCTGACGGGGGAAGAGTTCTTCACGACAGCGGAGCGGATCATCAACGGGTACGACAACGCGGAGCTTGCGCACTATCAGCTGATGGAGCTGGTGCGCGACTCAGGGCTGACGCACGTCTACAAGTCGGGGCCACAGGTGGAGTCCGCGCTCGAGCGGTTTCTGCTGCACCAGGAGCAGGTGGTAACGGATCCGCTGTGGCAGGAGAAGGTGCGTGGTGACCGGGACTATCTGATCCCGGACTTTTTGTCGAAGCCGTCCTCGGTGATGCTGCATGCCCGCGGCGGTATGGGTAAGACCAGGCTGGCGGTGTTGATCTCCAAGATCGTGGGGCAGAAGCGCCCGATGAAGGTGCGGGGGCTGACGGTGGAGCCGACGGTCTCGGGGAATGTGCTGTTCATCGGCAATGACATGTCGATGACGGACTATGCGGAATACTTCGATCAGCAGGGGATCGACTCCAGCGGGGCTGATCGCTGGATGCACTTCAAGCCGCAGTGGCAGCAGAGCCAGTATCGGGTGCTGGTGCGGTGGCTGGAGGAGATCAAGCCGGTGCTCGTGGTGGTGGACTCGCTGACCTCGGTGAGCATGATGATCGCCGCCAAGGAGTACGAGAAGGAGTACGCCAACACGCTGTACCGCTTGGCGCGGGAGAACGGCACGGCGTTTCCGGCGACGACGTTCCTGTGGATCCACCACAACACCAAGGACGGCACGAAGTTCCGGGGGACGGACACGCTGCGGAACGCGGTGCACGAGACCTGGGAGCTCAAGGATCTAACGGATGAGGATCGGGCGCAGTACGGCGACCATGCGCTCATCCTCGAGATCGACAAGAGCCGGGGCATGCGGGGTGGTGATCGCTTCCTAGTGCGGGAGGACATCGAGGAGGCGCTGAGCATCGAGGACCTGACTCCGACCGTGACCCGGGAGAACGGAGGCAACGGGGATGAGCAACCGCGGACGATCGTTCTCGGGCTACTCAAGGAGGCTGAGGTGCCGATGACGGCCAAGGAGCTGCGTTATGCGCTGAATGCGCGGCTGGCGGGGCGCAGGGGGCCGGGGACGTGTGTGAGTGAGAAGACAGTGAAGCGGTGGGTGCAGCGGTGGGTTGTTGCCGGTCTCGTGGAGGAGTCGGTGGTGAGACAGGGGGGACAGAAAGGGGGGCGCCCTTGCACAGGATTTTCTGTCAAGGGTCCTATAACAGAGCCACAGAATGTCCAAAACCCCCCTCTTTTCTTCGAGAACGGTTCCAGGGGAAGGGATTTGGGTTTTGGACAGGGTGAGGCAGAAAATGTCCAAAACCTCGAAGTGTCCAAAACTCCCGAGGTCGAAACGGTTCAGGCGGATGCAGTCTCAACTGAGACGCATGAGACTGATCTGTCTGTGGAAAACTTGGGGAAAAACTCCCCTCAAAGTGGCCCTGAGGTTTTGGACATTTCGGACACCGAGGAGGGGTTGTCCAAAACCTTCGAGGCTGAAACCCTTTCCAGCACAGGCGTTTCGGAGAATGGCTCCGAGGTTTTGGACACGGCCTCGGGGGTATATAGGACCCCCCTCTCTACGCAGGACTACGGAGACTGGGACGACACCGGGTGGGGTGGTACTTCATCTAGGCGGTGAGCATCAGCCCCGGCGCCAAGGGAGCTCGTCGTCGAGCTCGGTCAGGTAGCTGGTGCTGATAGGGGTGGACGCATCTCGCAGCAGTAGCGTTGCTATGAAGCTGCGAGATGTAAAGTGAGACTTAATGAGACTCTTAGCTAGAGCTTTTAGGTCTGCTATATTGGTGCACTCATCAACCTGCCGCAATGCTGCTTCTTGCGCAAAGCTAAAGGCAATGTTGTCCATGCAAACACTCGCATTTAACTGAGTATGCCCTCAACTGAATCGCTCGCGCACAAGGAAGCTTTAGATAATGTTGATTTCGACTTCATCCGGGGGCCGAAGGCGGCGGCGTTACTGGCCCGTAGGGTTTCCGAGCTCGGGGAGGTGACCGGCCCGCTTGGCGTGGATACGGAGACCACCGGCCTTGATCCGCTGGCAAATCGCGTGCGTCTCATCCAAGTCGCGAGTTGCGACTACGCATTGGTTGTGGACGTGGAGGCGTGGCGCGAGGGCGGCAAGCGTCAGCTTCCCTGGGATGCACCTGGACTGCAGCAGCTCAAGGTGCTGCTCGAGGGGCCGAAGCACAAAGTGCTGCAGAACGCGGCGTTTGACTTGAACTTCCTCGCTGGGGAGGGCGTCGAGCTCGGGGGGTCGATCTTCGATACGATGGTGGCCGCCAAGGTGGTCAACAACGGCACAGGAGCCAAGAACGATCTCGGAAGCTTGGTGAACCGAGTGCTGAAGGTGCCGCTCGACAAGGAGTTGCAGAAGGCGGACTGGAGTGGCGAGATCTCGGACGAGATGGTGCGCTACGCAGCACGAGACGCTGTGTGCCTTCCACGGATGGTGCCAGCGCTTGTAGAGGCACTGAAAGACTCCGAGGTGTCGCCCTCGGTGACGTTGTGGGACGTCTTTCGGCTGGAGATGATGGCGCTGCGTCCGATTGCGCGGATGCAGTGGAACGGGTTCGGGTTCGATGCGGTGGCTGCCGCAGCTCTGCAAGTCTCATTGCAAGACAATGCTGAGACGCTTAAGACTGTGTTCCTCGAGGCCTTGGATGAGGCCATCAAGCGGGAGAACCCGGATGAGCCTGGGGTGTGGCTACCGCGCGATGACGATGGGACGCTGAATACCCGGGAGAAGGACTCGGGGTCGATTCGCTTGGGGACGAAGCGCTACAAGGGCTTTAATCCGCGCTCGCCGAAGCAGATGGCAGAGCGCTTTGAGCAAGCGGGGATATTGCTGCCGCCGGATGAGAAGGGGGCACCGAGCCTGGATCAGAACCTGCTGGCGTTTCTGAAGGGGGAGCACGAGCTCGTGGAGATGTACATGCAGTGGAAGGCGGCTGTGACTCGTGTGTCTCATATTGAGAAGCTGCTGGAATCGATCGGGCCAGATGGCAGGATTCATGCCGGGTATAGGCAGATGGGTACGGAGACAGGAAGGCTCAGCTGTTCTTCGCCGAACCTGCAGCAGGTACCCAGGGAAGCTGAGTTCCGCCGTCTTTTCCGAGCTCGGGAGGGCTACTGCTTGGTGGTGGCCGACTTCTCACAGGTGGAGCTGCGTGTAGCAGCGGAGCTTTCTGGGGAGGAGCGCATGCTTGCCGCGTACCGTGCTGGTAGGGATCTGCATACGGAAACTGCAGCTTTGGTAACAGGTAAAAGTGCTGATAGTATTACGAAGAAAGAACGGACATCAGCTAAGCTTTGTAATTTTGGACTTTTGTATGGGGCTGGAGCTGCTACGTTGAGGAAGCAAGCTGTTGCACAATATGGTGTGGATATGGTGTTAGAAGAGGCGCAGGAGCTAGTTACTGGGTTTAGGGAAGCCTACCCGCAGCTATATAAGTGGCAAACTGAAGAAGGTAATAAGACAACACGAGCTGTATTTACTAGGTATGGACGGAGGCGCATACTAACAGGGTTTAACGATAAATACACAACTCGTATCAACACGCAGGTACAAGGTACTGCGGGAGATATTGCTAAGATAGCTCTTGCCATGATATGGAAGCAAATCAACGCAGCCCGGGCAGGCGAAGCGCTGCTTATCGCAATGGTGCACGACGAGATCGTCCTCGAGGTCGAAGAGGAGGTGGTAGACAAATGGGCGAAACGCTTAGCAGCTGCCATGGAAGCTGCTGGTTCGGTGGTTTGTCAGCAGGTACCTATCGTGGCAGAAGCGTCTTTTGGTACTACCTGGGCTGACGCAAAATAGCGCTTTAGGTGTTAGGCTGTGCTTGTAGCGTTTTTTGACCGATGCTGACTGGACAGGAGCTGCTTTCGTTTGTGAAAGCCAATGCCGACATGGATCAAGCCGAGCTTGCCCGTGAAGCTGGCTATGTGAAGACTACAGATAAAGGTACTGAGCGCTTGTTGATCAACAAGCTGCACGAAGCGCTGCTTGATGCTAAGGGTGTGAAGCTTAAGACCAGTAAGAAGCCGGGTAAGACTGCTCAGTTTATGACCACCGTGCATCGCACTGGGGTTATTCTGGTTGGCAAGACTTATTCTGAGAAGTTCGGTGTAGAGCCTGGCGATGAACTCAAAATTGTTATTGAGGATGATGCGATTCGCTTAGTGCCTCAAACAGCTGGATCTAAGCCGGCGGTAACTAAAGTTGGTTCTAACACTGCATCTGCTATCTGATGAACGATTGCGAGCTGCGGTCTCGGTTGTTGGCTCGCTTAAACCGGATTGCAGAGCGTTTACCTAATGGGCTCCTTCATCGTTTGGTGGAGGATGCCCAGTTTTTTTATGATTGGAACTTAAAGAAAAGAGGTGCTAGGAAGAGCAGCCGGGTAGCACAAGCTAAAGCTACTGTGGCTAAAGCTGAAGAAAACTACTGGCGTAGCGTGCGCAAGCGTGTTGGGTAGACTTTCACTATTCGCTCTTGGTTCATGGCATCGCGCAGTCGGAGCTACGCCAATACGTGGGAAGGTGTGGTGCAGGCGGCTAAAGACGCTGGTGCAAAGTGGGTGCAGCTGGTAGCTGCGCAGTGGGCTTTGGAGTCCGGTTACGGAAAGCACACCAGCGGGCGGCACAACTACTTCGGGCTGAAGGCTGCGGGATCTCAGGGTGCGACGCATGAGACTCGCGAGTTTGTGGATGGCAAGTGGATCACGATCTCGGCGGAGTTTTTGGACTTTTCCGACCTCGGGGCATGTGTGAAGTATCTCGTGACCCGGTGGTACAAGGACTGGGACAAGTACGAGGGTGTGGATCGGGCGCCGACGCTTGAGGTGGCAGCGAAAGAGCTGGTCAAGCAGGGCTACGCCACGGATCCTGATTATGCGAGCAAGCTGCTGCGGCTGGTAGAGGAGAACGGAGCGAAGACGGAAAACCCGGCTACGCCTGTGGTGAAGGCGAGTCCGAAGCCGATCTTGTATCGGGTGGAAGCGGTTCAGGCGACGTGGCTCAAGAAGGAGCCGGTTCAGGCCGCCGAGCTCGGGGAGAAGGAGAAGGTGTACTGCCCCAGGGGTAAGGACTATGCAGTGGTTGCATATTCCGAGTGTGTGGCGGATGCGCATGCGCGGGTGGAGTTGGCAGCCGATTCTGGAACGTGGTTCCTGTTTGAGCCGCACTGGCGGAAGGTGGTGGCCGACGCGCCTGGGATGGCCAGCGATGTCGACTGGAGCGATTTTGGGTGCATGGTGACGCCGAACCTCAGCGTGGGTGAGATTCTGCAGTGGGATAAGCGGCGGATTCCGGGGTCGGCGTCCTCGGTGCGTATGCGCTTACTGCGAACGGCAGCGGAGTTTCAACGGGTGAGGGAGGCGTGGGGTCGGCCGCTGGGGGTGACGAGCTTTTACAGGCCGGAGCCCATCAATGCACAGGTTGGTGGTGTGCCGGGCTCGAGGCATGTTGCAGGGGAGGCTTTTGACGTCTATCCGGTGGATCGGAGCCTGGAGAGTTTCTACCAGTGGATCCGCAATCGGTGGACGGGCGGGTTAGGTGACGGACGGGGCCGCGGTTTTGTCCACTTAGATACGCGGGATGGAGGTGGTTTCGTACCGGGCGCAGGGGCACGGCCTGCGGCGGAGTGGTTGTACTAATGGATGACCGCACTCGGGAGAACTGGGCAAAGGTCAAGGCTGCGCTCGAGCAGGCGGGCAAGACCGACTGTGATTTCTACCGGCGTGCGGTTGCGGTGGTGACGACGGGACGGGACCCGGGCCCTGCGTTTGGGGCTTAAGGCTTAGGTGTGTAGCCCATCTGCTCGGCGTACATGCGGCTCATATACTCGTCTTCGCAGTAGCGGCAGATGCTGTTGAAGCAGGTGCGGTAGTAGGTGGCGCCGTCCTCGGAACAGAGCTGGTCGATGGTGTAGCCATCACCGAGGTCGATTGTGCTGACTAGGGTGCTCATCGCATTTCCAGCTTGATTATGCGCCTGTCGTGTTCTTGGACTTTTTCTTCTAGGTTGGCGAAACGGCCTTCAAAGCGTTCTTGGTTGTTTAAGATGCGGGTTATTTGACCTTCGAGTTGCTGTAATCTATTGGGGAGTTGTATTACTAACCAGCTCATGCCGCCGGCGGTGCTGATAATGGCGGCAGCTAGTACGGCGGCGGCAGTCGCTTCCATGACTTGGATACGGCTTATGCGCTGAGTCTGTGGCCGCGAGTCCTCGGGCGGTGTGGGTGGTGGGGTAGCCACGAGGACGGCTGATGGTCTCTCTGATACCTCAGCGTAGCGTTGAGCGGTAGCAGAGGTTTATGGTTTGCCTTGGCCCACGCGCTTTTTCTTGCCACGGCGGCGAGGGCGAGAGTTTTGGCCGTAACCCTGTCTTGTGGTTTTGGGGCGTCCTGATATGTGCTCTATATGGGCAGTGCCTGTTTTAGCTTTTGTTGCCATCAGTGATCGTTATCGCGTGGGTTGATTGCCACTAGACAGTAAGCCAAGCCGATCCCAGCGAGCCATGCAGAAATCAGAAAAGCCAGCACCATAGTAACTAGCCTTGCGCGAACTCTCCGTGTAGCTTTGCGCGTAGTGCCAATGCTGCTGCAGCAGCTTCTTCTTTTGTGTCAAAGTAGCCGGCGTGATGCTGTCTACGGTCTAACTGGACAACGGCTCTCCATTTGCTGATGTTTTTATACCAGTAAACGCCCTTGACGCCCGATGCGCTGTTTGAGTTAGCTCCCCGGTTCATGCCGTTTTGGGAGTATGTGGCCGCACGCAAATTCTCGATGCGATTATCCGCCTTATTCCCGTTAATGTGGTCTAAGACAGGGGCGAGATTTTTACCGTGCATTGCCCATACAATGCGATGTACATAGTATAGTTTTCCGTCAATACCAACCTGTAAATACCCTTTAGCAGAAAGAGTGCCGACTGGGCGTCCCATTTTGCGGCGAGGCTTGTAAACCTTCCAGAAAAGATTTCCGCTTTTGTAAGTAAAAAGCTCGTTGGCTTTTTCGCAGCTCAGGTCGGAGCGGCGGTGATAAGCTCTTTTTGTCATCGTGGAAAAGCACGGTGGCCGGGGGCAAGGTGTTGCAAGCACCGTTGCCCCGCAACTATGGCAAGATCACCAAAACCGATCCTGCCAGTCGTAGGTATGACACCATTGCCACACCATCAAACCAAGGATGGAGATGGCCAGCAGTGATGCGCCGACGGTAATGATTAAACCCATGGCACACCAGCAGCTTTTGTAGGCGCCTGTTGTTCATCAATTTGGGCTTGCAGGGCGTTCTCGATCTCGGTGATCTTTTCGGGACCGCCCAGCTTGTCCTGCACCCATCCGAGCACGACGTCTTTTGTGAGATCGGCGTAGGGGATCATGGTGGCAGGATCTGGCTGCTCCAAACCGACGCTGCCATAGGCAGAGCTGCTGTAGATACCGTTGTTAGCTGCAATCGTATAATGAACCGTAAAAATTGCACCATCAGAGGTGTGGCGCTCCATGTTTGCCACATTCCATTCAAATACGGTGTCAGCCATGCGTAAGGGAAGCTTTCGCTTCTCATAGTACAGGCATTTCGTATTCCTGGGTAGTGTTGCAGTAATGCTTGAAGATCACCTCGCTTGTGTTTCCCGCCCATGCAGCGACTTGAGGTACGGGAATCCCTGCTTCGATCCAACGGCTGATGGCGGTGTGGCGACAGTCGTAAGGACGGTATAAGTGTGAGATTAGTTCTACTTGTTTGAGAGGGCTTAGCTTTTTACGAAAGTAGCTCTGGAAGGCAAGGCGATCCCAAGGAAATAAATACTCATCTGTTTGAGGTAAACTAGATAGTATGTCGAGACAGCGTTGGTTAAGTGGTACCCAGCGTTTTTTGTTAGTTTTTGTACTATTTTTTATTCCATGAGTAAGTGTGTAATTTTGATGGACTAACACACGATTATCTTTAATGTCGTTCCACGTTAGCGCACGGACTTCACCTGTGCGCATAGCTGTTTGGAGCATAAACTCTGTGTATAAAGCCCAGTTAACGTGCTTGTACGTTTGCTTAGCTTCTAATGCGGCTAGGACAAGTCCTACTTCATTACGCGGTATTACTATTATATCTTCATCTTTTTGGGGTGCTTTGGGCATTTTGAAGCTAGCTAACGGGTTACGCGGTATAAGTGCTACGTCTTCCTGCGCAGCCCAGCGATACATTGTTTTAAGATACATAGCAACACGTCTGGATGTGAGTACTGGCTGTTGACCTAGTACCCAGATCATGATCTCACGAGCTCGGGAAATATCTTGCTGAGGGCAGCGAGCTAGCCATTTAGTAACTTGCTTGTAGTCTGATGTAAGACTTGTCGGGCAAAGCGATATGGCGCGTTCTGTTTGGAAAGCGATCCACAGATCGGATAGGAGCATGCTGATAGGTTGAGCCAGCACCTATTGTTGCAGTAAATAAGTTAGTACAGTAGTAGGGTAATCCGTACGCTCTATGTACGGTACATACAGCTTGGTAGTGTCAAAGACTAATCAGTTGGGGGATCTACTAATCCGCAGCGCCCCCAATAGCCTTTTGCCAAACCTCGCGTTTCAGGATCACTCCAGCGACGGCCCCAATCAGGAGTCCGAGTGTCTGAGTTGACCCAGCGGAAGTTACCGACCTTGCCGGCGTGGCTACAAACGTATACAAATGGAAACTCAGTCATAGAAGTGAAGGGGACTTCCGCCGATCAGCAAGCCATAAGAACGCAAGGCACGCAGTAACTGCCGTCCTCGTAGGTGCAGCACACGTTGGTGCTGGTGACTTTGGCGATGGTCTTGCTGCGGATGATGTCGTCGTCCTGAGGCTTGGCAGTGCCATCACCTGCGGACATCAGCAGATCGCCGCGTTCAACGGTGACGCCTTGAGCAATGCGGATGATGAAGTCACCCGTCATCGCGCAGTAGAAGTCGTTGGTGTAGGTGTCGTCATCGTCGTCCCAACCTTGGAACACGCCAGACACGTTCTTGTCACCTTCAACGTCGCTCACCTTCATCCGGTTGAGCTGCTCATTGTCTTCGTCACCCCATTCGCACATCTCGTCGATGTTAGATAGAACGGAGCCACGCAGGATTTCGGTGCGTTCAGCGCCCCCTGGGAGTTGAGACCAACGGCTTAAGTGAGCGCCGTTGTAAGAGACGGTCGTACCAGAGATAGAAATTGAGCCTTCTTCCGTATTTTCGTGCCTAAAACTGATTAACGTGCCATCGGTACTTATTCTACCTACTTGCAACGTTGTCGTGTTAAAGGAATTGATATACATCGTTCCATTGGGGGTATCCATGCCGATGCCAACCGCATCTCCGTTTTCAGTATCTTGCCCAAATACTACCCATCCATTGTTTCTCATCACTACGCGACGAGTCGGAGAACTCGCCCCGTCGGCAGTAGTCGAGAACACTAGGCGGCCTTTATCTACTCCATCACCTTCGCCAGTAATTGCTCCTAATGTCTTGATGTCTCCTGCGGAGTTGTTCTTGGATTGAAATAATATCCGCGCTCCATAGCCATACCACTGTTGGTTAGTAATACTCAGGCCACCAAGTGAGTCGGCTTGAGAAAAACTTATTTGTACTGGATCACTTGTGAGGTTACTAGACGTGCCAACTAACAGGCGTCCGCTGGAGTCGATGGCAGCACGCTGGCTGTTTGCTGTGTCGTCGTAAAAGATTAAAGACCCACCAACAGCGCTGCCGATTGTATATTGCCTGATGGCATTTGAACCAGCAGGAGCAAATCGGACAAACGCGCCGTTTTGAATTGAACTAATAGTTGTTATTGCATCAACGCCAGCGCCACCTCCCCTTACTTCTAAATTAGTGGCAGGAATCGTAGTGCCAATCCCTAGTCGGCCTGTCGCGGTTAGACGGGCTTTTTCAGTGGTTACATAAGCACTTCCATTCCACGTTTGCGTGGCAAAAGTAAGGTCCGAATCAGCGGGTTGCGGACCTGAACCGGCCACCCCAATCTCAGCGGTATAGTTGTTGTTTGTGTTTGGGCCAACACTTCGAAGGCGAATTTTGTAGTCGGTGCTTGTGGTTGCCACATAGTGCGAACCGACGCTGAGACTTCCGGCGTAAACATCTAACTTTTCGCCAGGCGAACTAGTCCCTATGCCTACGTTGCCGCTGGAGTCGATGCGCAGGCGTTCGGTACCATCCTTGTTAATAGCAAAATCACCGCCAGATGTTGCATTCAGGAAATAAGAAGCAATCGACGGATAAGTAATCTTGACTTGATTTCCAGCATTGCTTTCAATTGTTAACGGCGAGCCAGGGCTTGTAGTGCCCACCCCTACCGCTCCTGCCGAAGTAATCCTAAAAAGCTCGGCGCTGTTATTTCTTACGACAAGACTATCGGTAAGTGCGCCTCTGCCAAAATACATGTTAGTGGAATACCCACCCTGAAAAGTTATGCCGTTCAGTAGTGAAGCGTCTCCACCATTGCCAGCAAAGAAGCCAACATTGTCGGCAACCGTTGTTGATGTTGATAGGGACTGAACAGTGCCAACGACGTGGAGCCTCTGACTAGGCGAAGATGTCCCCACGCCTACGAGGCCAGCGGACGTGATACGCAGGCGTTCGGTGCTGCCGTTTCCGCCGTCCACTCCGATTGTGTAGGCACCACCCGCAACGACTCCAGTTTGAGCAGCGCCTACACCTTGATAAGTTATCTGCGTAATAGGAGCAGAAGCGGATGACAAATGAAGTAGCTGAAGAGGTGTGTCAATTCCAATGGCTACTCGATTGTTGACAGCATCAACATAAAATGTGTTGCTGTCCACGTTGACGTTCCCACTTGCATCAACGAAGAGGCGGCCAGTCCCATTAGTTGCTACCGCTACTTGGTCTGCGCCGGGGGAGTAAATGCCGGTGTTGGTGTCGCCAGTAAAAGTAAGCGTTGGTGCGCCAGCGGTTCCAAGCGCGTGACTGACGACGCCCGTGGTTTGAACTGTCTGGCTGCCGAAATCAGGACTAATCTTGGTGCCAGCAATCGCGGCGCTTGAATTAATATCTGCGTTGACGATGGTATCATTTCTAATCATCGTGCTGGTCACTGTTTCACTATCACCAGTAGTGACAATGGTGCCATTCACATCAGGCAGTGTGATCGTCTTGTCGGACGCAACTGACGCCGGGCCCTGCAGGGCGATGTAATTGGTACCGTTCGCAGTGGTCTCGCGGAAGCGCACCTGCTGCTGGTTGTCCATAACCAGCGCACCAGTCATCACGTCGCCGTTCACATCGACGAACGTGCCGCTCTCGCTGCGCCACGCTGATCCATCCCAGATCTTGAGCACGTAGGTGCCCCCGGTGGTATCGAGCCATTGCTCACCCACGCTGTTGCCCGTTGCACCGCCGCTGGCAGGCGAGACATTGGGTGCCGTAGTGCCAACATGCACCGGGCCTACTTTCACCAGGCCGCCAGTGCTGTCTTTGAAGAACAGACCGGGGCTTGCACTATTTGTATTGATTGCGGGGCGACCGTCAACAAGTCCTGCGGGAAGGGGGCGCTTGTTTGCGGTGCTGCTGCGGAGAAGTTGCAGGGGATTAACGCTGGACATTCCTTAACGCCCCTCAGGGGCCGGAAGTTACCTCTGCAGACTAGCGATTATGCGCTGAAGCCTAAAATGTACCATCATCTAAATCGCTTGTTAGTGCTAAAGTGCCTGACGCATTAGGCAAAGATACTGTGTTATCAGCAGTTGGATCAACAGCGGAAAGCGTTGTTTCGTAAGCGTCCTCGGTGCTTCCTTCAAAAACAAGAGCGGCGGTTGATGACAGGGCAATGTTGCCTGTCATTGTTCCGCCACTTGTCACAAGTGCGTCATAAGTAGCCCACTGAAGTCCAGTCGCAGTGCCGCTATTAGCTTTAAGGATAAATCCGTTAGTACCTACCGCAAGCTTTGAAAGTACATTGGTGCCAGAGCCAGCAATTAAGTCACCTTTGGCATAACTTGTAAGTCCTGTGCCGCCTACGGTTGTTGCAAGCGTCCCACTTGTGATATTCGTGGCAATACGGCACTCGCTACTTACTTCTTCAATCGCCGCCTGAACGTTTGTGCTAGAAATCTGACCGGCGGGCGTAAATGAAACTTGTGTAGCGACCTGAGCGATATAGGCGTCAGACGATTCAATACGAACCCATGCAGTACCCGTGGAAAGAATTAGGTCGGGCGGCAGTAATGCAACTGTCGGCGCGGGACTTGTACCTGTGCCCGCGTTGCTGACAATGACAAAGTAATTCTGGTTTGTAGCGCTAGCCGCAGGCAATGGATTGCCAACGCTGAGGCCAAGTGAAGCACCATCCGCAGTGACGGACGCAATTTGATTGGTATTGGCGTCGTAGGTACCTGCAAAGATGACAGTACCCGCAGTAATGCCAACAGGCTGCCAAACGTTGCCGTCCCACATGTAGACGGTACGTTCCAGCGGATTCAGGAAGAACTGACCAATAAACTCAGCAGACGGAATCGTGGAGCCAATTTGCGCCGTAGAGTAATCAGCAAGCTTGGCGGCAGTAACGCTGTCATTCGCCAGTGCGGATGAGCCAAATGTGCCCGTGGCAATTTTGCTGGCATCCAGGCTCGGGATGTCGGCGGCGAGCAGTGATGCACCAGCGGTGACATGACCCTGAGCGTCAAATGTAATCTTTGTCGCCGTGCCAGCAGTAACACTATTGCTATGGTTCAGCGTCCCCGTACTGACTGACAAACCAGTGCCGGGAACAACAGCGCCCTTGGCTACGCTTGTTGCATCAGGCAGATCGGCAGGAACAAGAGCGCGGAAGGTCGGTGATGCTGCATCTCCTGCAGCCGGACCAGCGAATACGCGATTCGCCGTTTGAGTGTCGAGCGTTGTTGTAATTTCAGCGGTATAAGGGTCTGGATAGGCGACAGAGAAAGTAAGCGGTGAAGAATCAATAAATGTCAGCGAACCAAGCGAAGCCTGACGCAGCCATGCAGTGCCATCCCAGGTGTATTCAATCGCCGTGGCCGTATTGATCCATTGCTGGCCAATAAAAGCACCAGAGCCAGAGGGGCTTGCGTCAGCAACAATCGCAGCGGAGTTGTCTGCCAGTTTTGCTGCAGTTACTCCATCATTGATTATCTTTGCTGTAGTGACTGAATCAGTAGCGAGCTTTGCGTTGGTGACAACGCCATCGCTAATCGTTGCAGCAAATGAACCAGTACCCGAGCCTGTTACATCACCGGTGAGCGTGATCGTCTGATCACCTGTATTAGTACCAGAGCTAGTGCCGCTAAACGTGCCGCTGAAGGTTCCATTTTGGGTTGCCAGCGTGCCCAGGCCCAGGGTGTTGCGCTGAGCAGCAGCATCAGCATCGTCGATCAACGCACGGCCCGCCGCAGTCAGCGTGATCTCTTCGACTGCCCCGGCGCCGGCAGACGAACGACCCAGCACTCGATCAGTGCTGCTGACGTTCTGCAGCTTGTCGTAAGTGACCGCACTCGAGGCGAGCTTGGCTGTGGTAACAGCGCCTGCCCCGAGAGCGGTTGCATCAACAGCTCCGGAGGCTAGCTTTGCTGTCGTTACAGCGCCAGTGGCAAGCTTTGCAGCAGTGACGGCTGCATCAACCAATTCGGCGGTGTTAACCGCGCCATCGCCGATCTGCCCAACCGTAATCGAGTTGGCTGCAATCTTGGCGCCAGGAATTGAACCGTCAGCAAGATTGAGCTTGCCAGCAGCGATGGTTGCATCAGCAATTTTGGCGTTAGTGACTGCTCCATCGCCAAGCTTGGCTGTAGTGACAGCATCATCTGCGAGCTTCGCGCTCGTGACAGCAAGATTGAGAATGGCACCAGAATCAACAGCGTTATCCGCAAGCTCGGAGGCGCCAATAGCATTAGGTGCGACTTGAGATGCGGTGATTGAATCAGTCGCAATCTTTGCTGAAGTTACTGAGCCATCAGCGATTTTGGTAGTAGTAACGGCGGAGTCAGCAAGCTCGCTTGCTTGAACTGCACCCGCCGCGATTTGTACGCTCGTGACCGAATCGTTGACGAGTTTGGCGCCAGGTACTGAGCCATCTGCTAGGTTCAGCTTGCCTGCGCTGATTGAGGCATTGGCGATCTTGGTATCAGTAACCGAAAGATCGCCAAGTTTTGCTGTTGTTACAGCATCATTAGCAAGCTTGGCCTCAGTAACAGCGAGTGCTTGAATTGCTGCTGTATCAACGGCGTTGTCAGCGAGCTCGGAGGCACCTACCGCTCCAGATGCAATTTGCGCTGCAGTGATTGCGTCAGTGGCGATCTTGGATGAAGAAACTGCACCGTCGGATAATTTTGCTGCTGTAACTGCAGCATCAGCTAGCTCGCTTGTTGCAACTGAGGCTGCTCCGAGCTGCGCCGTAGTAATGGAATCGGCGGCAATTTTTGCTCCTGGTACGGAGCCATCACTAAGGTTTAGCTTGCTGTAGGTAATTGTAGATGCTGCAATCTTATCATTTGTGACTGCTAGATCACCAAGTTTGGTTGTTGTTACCGCACCACCGGCGAGCTTCGCCTCACTAACAGCGAGTGCTTGAATTGCTGCTGTATCAACTGCGTTATCGGCGAGCTCGGAAGCCCCCACCGCACTCGGTGCGATTTGGGTGGCTGTGACACTATCGGTTGCGAGTTTTGCGGTAGTAACTGCACCATCAGCTATTTTGGCCGTGCTGATACTGCCGTCTGCATAGGCTGCAGTACCGAGCGCAGTAACTTTGGCGGTAGTGACTGCACCATCGGCCAGCTTGCCCGTGGTGACTTGTAGATCGCCGATACCAGCTAAAACTTGCTGATAGGCGCTACCATTGAAAATCTGAAGATTGCTAGTGCTGGTATTGAAATAACCGCGCCCTTCAAAGTTATTGGTTGTCGGAGTAGTAGTCTGAACAGCAATAGAGCTATCGGCAGCAAGCTTTGTCGCGGTTATCGCGCCATCAGCAAGCGCAGCAGAGCCCAGTTTTGTAACACTGGTTTGATCAAGCTTGGCGAGGTCAATCTCACCATTGTCAACTAGGTCAATACCTGCGGCTACTAGATCCTTTGCGGTGACTTTCTTGGTTTCGCTGGCGGATATATCAGCAATAGGCAGTACGTCCGTAGCTGCAATGCCCGCTTTAGACAGTGCGTTTAATTGCGTAATGCGCTGATCAGCCACCGTGCAACTCCATCACAGGATATGAGCCAGTCTAGTCATCGACTTCTTGGAGCAAGAAGTCAACGGATTGCTGCAAGCGAATCCGATCGTCGTCTTCCTTGAGGATATACCCGGCGGGCTCGCCGATCAGCAGGCGTACCTCTCCCGTAGTAACAAAATCGATGCTGCACTCGATAAGGCTATCAGCATTAAGAGTAATACCAGCGCGTGTAACTAGCGCGGTCATTTCGTAATAAATTGAGTCTACTGAAGCATCTAAACTACTATCAGTAACATAAAGTGCTAAGTCAAATTCACTACCTATATCGACCCGTTGGATAAGTTGAAGCATTAGAAGTGGTGTTTCTTTGATGCCCGTGCTTTCGTAATCGAACAAGCAATCAATGCTGCCGCCGCCACTTATGAGGCCAGCGTTGTACTGTTTCTTAAACTTATCGCTGAGCGTAGTTACTTCGAGTGTTTCTCGATCTGAATTAAATGTGTACCCCGTAACATTTCCGAGTACATTGGCACGTAAGTCACGCACCGTGTACTCAATATCTAGTGGCTCTCCAGTGAATGCGTACAGTGCTATTTCGTTAGCACGTACATTGTTAACCGCGTCCTCAAATGAGTTGAAGAAACGCAGGCCACCTGCTCCGTTTACATTGACGTACGCGCTAATACCGGTTTCGACCGTTGCAGAATCCCAGGCAGAAGCAGGAAAACAAACAAGACCACGCGGATCTTGCGTTGAAATTTCAAGTCTGTCGCCAGTGAGCAGATTATCTAAGGCCGTAGAGAAGCCAAGGCGGTTCAAATAAGTATTGACGTCATCAGGGCCGATGCGATCAGCTAGCTGACCATAGTCTTGCTTGGCGCCACGGCGCAAACGGATGTTACCCTTATAGCCAAGAAAGACTGCCATCGTTAGGAAATGACTTCGATAAAGTCTCCATCCATTGTGAACTGGATGGGCACTACGCTCAACTCTCCAGTGCTAACGCTGACCTGAGCGCTTGTAATGTAGGCGTTGAATCGAATGTCATCAGCAGCGCCGCCGCCCACATTCAAGTCAAGCAGCACGCGATCGGTCTCGGCAACAGCGCCGGTGCGCATCACCTTAGTCAGCAGGTCGGTGAATTGAGTAAGTGTTGCGCTCTCACCGCTCTCGAGGCGGTAGTACATCAGGGTTGCGCTGCCGGTAGCGCCTTTGACGCCAGGCGTAAATGTATTGACAGCGCTATCAATCGCATTGGTGTTCAGCAGTTCGACGGTCGTATCAAGTGACCAGTCGCGAATTTTGGCGACTGGCTTGCCGTTGAAAACCAGAGAACCGCTACGCCCGGTGTAAAAGCCCATGACAGAAAGACCCGCTACGCTCAGGTTAGCGGGTTGAACAGACCGTCGCTGAAGTCAGCTATCAGGCTTTGACCGCTTGAGTCGCAAGGGTGTTCAGTCGCGCGAATGCTAATTTCGCCCTCTTCATCCATTTGAACTTCAATTACACGAAATACACGCTTTTCCCTGACTGCTGTACCGAGTACAAATAGCCATCCAGCATAAACGGCAAGGCTGCTGGCTGTGTTATTTGTTACGGACGCAGTAGTACTTATTACAGCTTGACCGCTCTTGTAAAGCAGCACATTGTAAGTACCATTTGGGACGGTTGAAGCAAGCGGGACGTTTAGCGCGCCACCCGTTTCTACCTGTCCGCTGTAAATGCTCTGCCAGCTTTGCTGGCCGTTATCGACGTAAATGTAGGCGCCAGGATATAAGGGACTGTCTGTAGGGAAAGTCTGAAATTCAATGTTCCTTCGTATATGACGCCTTTGCTGGCACAGTAATTTGCCATACATAATGGCTTGACTGCGATTGGTTACGTATTGTGATAGATCAAATGTTTGGCGAATGGCGGTAGTCTCTGTGACGCCCTTTAGTGAGATGTCAATGCTTGCATTACGTGGAAACACGCCATCGCGCTCTGTGTTTCGATAGATGACCGTAGCGATTAGATCTTGCACACTGCTACCGTAATCAATAAATTCTTCTCTGTATGAACCCTCTAATATGTTGCCTGCCGTAAACATCGCAGTAATCGGTACTGTTCTCTTGATTAACCCAGCATTGTCACAGGGCACTGCGGGAATCAGTGTCTCCTTGCCGCCAATGCGCCCAAGCTCGAGCAGGCTGTAAGGCGCCACCTCTGCCCAGAACTGCCGCCACGATGCAGGTTCAGCAATTACGCCATCAAAGAACAAATAATTCCGCTGGCAGAAACGCTTTGCTTTTGCTAGCGCCACAAGATCAATGCCAGCGATGTTGGCATATTGACCAATACCATCAACTCGATCAATGATTGTGTCTAAGAACACCTCTGGTAAATAGCTCGTTGGAGCGTTGGGCGTGGCACTGTAAGTACCATCATTATTAAGCGAGCGCACCAGCTTGCCCTTGTTGACGAATACGGACATTGAACGCAAATCTTGCACGCCTTGGCCGCTGTAGATATTAAAGCCAAGCATAGAAAGATCTTTGTATAGCGATGGATAATTGGTAAATGCTTCCACACTCTGTTCCGTAACAGCTTTAATTTCCAGCTCGGGGCCGTTGTCAAAACTGAAACTCAGTTGCGTATCAGAACGCATGGAAAACAAGCCCCATTCATCCAGCTCAGATGGGTTGCGGTTAAGGGGGGCAAGGTAGCCATTCCTACTTCTAAGCCTGCCACGAAAAGTAAACATACCGCCCGCCGGTCCATTTACTGATCTGGTGTTGCCTGAATTTTCTATGTAAGCAAAATCCACAAGGCCGTGATAGCGCATTTCGGCAGCAGTTTCAGCAATGGGTTCAAACTTGAATTGCCAATTACCTATGTTGTCTTCTGCAATAAATTTCAGCGAAATATAGGAATCGTTGTCACTGCCTCGGCGGATGACAAAGATTCTGGGGACACGGGTCCATGGAGCTGGTGACGTTTGATTTGTGCGGCGATACAGCACCCAGAAGAACATAGAACGGAGCTTTATACCATTGTCGCTGTCCTTGTAATTATCCATGGACACTTCGCCATATTGCTTTTGTCGACCTTGTACGCGCTTAAATACACGCGCCTTAAGTGCAAAGTCAACAACGCGGCATTGAGTAATCGTTTCGTAAGCGGCTTCCTCAATCTTGACCAGACATTTCGTATTGAAAAAGTCGTTTTCTAATTCGGGATTCTTTAGAACGCTTTCATAATACGTGCGCTCCTCTATCTTTGTGTTGATCTGATTCTGCCAGTTGCTATTTCTTGCTTCTGTTTCTGCTACGTTGATATTATTTGCATCGCCGTACAAACGAGAAATTTCTTCTTGAAGACTTGCCTGTTGCCGCAGAAGAGATTTGCGATCACTGCGCAGATTTCCGCCTGTTGGCGTAGTGAAACCATACTGCCTAACTGCTTCGTCTAGTTTCGCTTGAAGATTCTTTAGGCGACTGTTAATGCTATTGATCTCACTGCGCCATTGCCTTATCTTGTCTCTGTTTCGATTGTTGCTATTTTTATCTAATTCGTCATCAATGAAACCCTGCAAGTCCTTGCGACGCGCACGAGCGTTTTCTACTTTCTGCGCAAAGCTAATAACAACAGGATCAAATGAGCTACCGTCGTCATTGGCGATTTGTTCAATCTCGGCAACAGTCCATCTTTTGTCGCGCAGATCTTCAATCTGGTTGATAAGTCCGTTGATCTGGGTAAGTCGAGTACTAGCAGAGTCTTGGATTCCCGGCTTGAGAATCGGAAGACTTGTCGTAAGCAGTCGCGTAAGCTCGGCGATCTCGGCGTTTAACCGAAGAATTTCGTTCTGCGCTTCTTCTTCGTTTTGTTTGAAATTAACAGTGTTGTAGTCTTCCTCAGGGCAGATACCTGACTGAACACACTCAAACGTGATATTGATTGCATCATTGTCTAGCTCTAAATCATTGACAGGGCCAACAACGCGTAAATGCACGCTACCGAGCTTATAAGTACTGGCAACATCAATATTGCTGAGCAGTGTACGGCGCAACTCAGATGCGGCTTGGCGTACATCACTGGCTCCATTGCTCACCAACGCCTTGAAGCGCATCGTAAAACGATGTCCGACTGGCACCACGGTGCGAGAGTTGTTAAGCCTGTTTTCTGGCCAATAGTCAAAAACTCTGCCGAGGTTATCTGAACCGATACGATTGCTTAGTTCTATACCGAGTTCAGCATTGGTAGCTTTGCCTTTATCGTCTCTATCGTAATAGCGCACATTGATTGGTATAGGAGCAAAGACTCCACACTTAGTGAGCGTTGACGGAGAAAAAGCTTGACTAAAACCGTCTTCGCGCTGTGCTCCAGCAAGATTGGCGCGATATACGAATGCAGTGCTTGGTTCGGTCGTCTGCGTAGGGTCTACGCCTACGTTGGCGCGAGGGCGTAGGTTATTGAACCGTATGTTCCCATTCTGACTTAAATAAAGCCAGCTTCGTTGTGCGCTGAACTGCCTAAGTGGAATTTGGCCAAACGCAATACGCTCAACGTCAATATCTTCAGGTCTGATACTTGATGCGCCAATCACCGCCAGCATTTGCATGAATTGGCTAGAGCCAAAGCTTTGAACGGCAGACCAAACAAGAGAAGTCGCTACTCGAACACCACCGGTTTGATTTTGATCAGTATTGCAATATACAAGATTGACGGGATCGCCATACTTGGCAAGCTCTTGTGCCGAATTAAAACCAAAGCGTGGAGCAAATGATTGATCGCGTCTACGGCGTTGATTCTGCTGTGAAGGAAGCTCAGGCTTGGGGGCTAGAAGCGCAGCGCCAACTTGAAACAGAACGCCAATGATCGTCATTACGATGGCGACCGTTTCCCAGTTCTGCGGAGTTGCAAGCTTGTCGGCAGGAAGGCGCGTGTGATCAAACTGCGCTTGAGCGAATTCAAGATACTCAGCTTCGCTGATGCCCAGCTCCCTGATGAGCTGATGTTCGTAAGGCAGCAGACGACGCTTCATTTGTGCAACCGAAAATAGTGACCAGTACCTTCAGGAATCGGAGCGAGAACTACGCCCGACTTTTCGGTGATGAACAACACGTTGCCATCATCCAATACTGTACCCATGGCACCTCCACTTGAGCCAGGCAGCAGCACAACCGCGTGAAGCTCAGGACCATCCAACCTCGTGCCATTTTCAAGCAGCCACTTGGCCATGACTCGGCGAGGAAAAGTTTCGTCGGTATAGCGTTGAAAGTACCAAGCGAAGTCAGGAGTGTGATCGTAGTAACCCAAGCGACGCCTAACTTCAGCAAAAAGCAAGCAGCAGTCAACCGTTCCAGAACCATCACCAGGCCGAGCGCCCCATGCACGCTTCAGCCCGATCAGGTCATTCATCGCAAGTACAGTTCGCTATTGAGGGGCAATGGGCCAACAAGATCTTTGGTCAGTGTGCGAGCTGGAAACGCACTACCGACGCTATCAATAGCCGATCTGAAACGCAACTCGATAGTTGTTTCACTGTAACTGGCTCCGATGCCTAAATAGTAGTCCGACATAGGAGTAATGATTTGATCGGATGAGTTAAGCCAAGCTGTTGTAAATGTGAGCTGACTAAGCCTGTTGCCGTTTGCTTGCTCAACTAACCGCAGTGCTACTTCAATGTTAGGGAACAAAATTCGCAAAGTTTCGTTATCGCCATTCAGCGAAGCAAGTGAGCCTTCTGCGCGGAAGGGCGCAAAGTCATACGATTCACTTAAATAAGAACTTGATTGTCCAATGAAGTAATTTTGATAGCGAAGCGTTTGCACGCCAGCAACAAGCTTGAAATACTGAGCTATGCGTATTTCAGACATCAGTAATCGAGCTCACCGAGAAGCGTGATTGTAATACTGCTTAAGCCATTGAACACGGACTTGATGTCGGGCGGGCCCGAGTACTCCCACTTGATCTGAGTAGGGGCCTGTAGCCTTGTTCGCAGGCTTGCGTCCATACCAGCAAACAGTTCGGCGGGCAGCGTAAAGCGATCAAAACCTCCTCGAGTACTATTGTAGTGATCAATTAGTGCAATTGTGACACTATCTTTTACGTTGTTAAAGCTGAGCTGCAACTCGTGTCCGTAGGCGCGATTACCGAAAGCTCTTTTTACGATGGCGCCAGATAATGCCCTGTAGCTTTTTGTTGGGTACTGCCCAGGGCGAAAACTACGCTCCGAAGGCTTAATGCTAGGAAATTGTGCAGCCATCAGCGGAGTCCAACGCGGCCACGAGTGCCTGGGCTTTGCTGCAGTTTATCGAGTGTCATTGACATACCTCGTTTTGCGCCATCGCGTGCAGCATCACGACGAGTAGCGGCCATGGCGGCCTCGAGCTGATCGCGGCTCACGTACTCGACGCCACCAATGCTGGTGGTCTCAAAGCTCATGTTGAGGGTTGGAGCTCCACCCATGCTTCCGCCCCCGGAAGCCATTGCCTCACGAAGACCATTTGCGTCCACTCCAAGGCGGCCACTGGCAGAGCGGCGGAGAGGCATGATTGCCTCAGGACCAGCCTCACCCATCAGTCCGGTGCGTTGAACGCCACCATCGGCGAATTTGAAGAGAGTTGGCGAGGCTACAACAGCATTAGTGAACGCACCTCCATTAGCAAACGCAGTCACATTATTCGCAAAATAAGCGCCGTTCTCTGCCAGACCACTCAGCATGTCCGAAACATTCCCAGCTCCAGTAGTAATTCCAGTTGTTGTCGCCTTGCCCATTGAGCCAGGCAGGGCAGGCTTGCTAGCGCCTCCTGCACCACCAAGCAGTCCTGCAAACATTTTTGCAATGCCAATAGCAACATACATGCCAATCATTCGCGTGCCTTCTTTAACTAAGATATTGCCTACATCTTTCAGAAAGCCTGCAAATATCTCTTTTGCTGTTGTGGTTCCCTCAACTAGACCACTAATACCGTTGGCCAAAGAATTTCCGATAGCATCTCCTATACTTTGTGACACATTAATAGCGACTGTTTCTAAATCTTTAAGCTGTGTTTCCATTGAGGCAATAAAGCCTTTGATTTTTTGCCCGGGCTCGGTTTGAGCCGCAGCCCGCGCGTCTTCGGCAGCAGCCGCTTCTGCGCCAGCACTGCTAACACCACCGATCTGCTTGCGGAGTCGCTCGATCTCGGCAAGCGCCGCAGCTAGTTGCTTTTCTAGTTCTTCTTTTTCTTTACCTGTAGCACCGTTAATTTTTTGGTTAAGTTGATCACGCAGCTGAATCTCAGTAGTTAACTGGGTGTTAAGTTCTGCTGTGAGGCGATTAACTTCGCGTCTAATGTTTAGCTTAGCTAGTTCAGCGGCTATGAGTTCGGGAGCGACACCTTCATATGTTAGACGATTGCGCAGCTTTAGTGCTTCTATTTCATTGTAAGTGTCGCGCGCTTGTGTGCGTAGTTGCGTTATTACATTTGTGGCTTGTTCAGCCGCGAGTATGCGCTGCTTTAGTATAGCCTCTTGAGCTATATTCTGTAGGTACACACCATACTGCTTATTTACACTATCGATTGCTTTTGCTCTTTCAGCTTCGCTTAGCTTCGTTTGGTCAGCGATTCCTTTAAGGATCTGTTGACGTTCTCGGTTGGCTGTTGCAAGCTGCGTCAGTCGGCTAACCTCATTAGCGGTTCGCTCTGGGTTGAAAGCATCCGCTGTGCTGCTTGCAATCGCGTCATATGTGTAGCGCAACTCGATTAGGCGATCCTGATATTGCTCCAGGGCGACCTGGGGGAACGCCGCTTTGGCGATCTGATCGAAGGCTTCAGCGGTGTTCGCTTCGGTGAGCGCGGCCTGCAAAGAGCGGAGGCGCTCCATGGCGCCGGCCAGGCTGCGAACGGCCTCGGCATAGCGCTGGGCTGCGGCAGCTGCTTCTGGCATCGCAGCGCCGGCAGCCGGAGCAGCGGTGGCTGCGGGTGCTGCAGCGCGGCCACCGCCCGGGCTGGCGACTGATGTGCCAAGACCATGCAGGAATAAGTTGCCGGTTTGCAATGAGGTGGCTTGCCAGCCGCCGTCGCCGCCCCAGGAGGGGGTGCCGACAGGCGTGGGTACCAGGGTGCCGGCAGGGACTGCGATGTCGATGGCGCCACCGCCGGAGCGCTTGGCGTGCACAGCCTGTTCTTTAGCCAGCGCCTTGCGGAGCTCGGCCTCGTTGAACATGTTTTTGACGTCGATATTGGCGTTGCTGAGCTGGATGTACTCGAGGCCTTGACCTTGCCAGGCCTTGATGATGGCCGTGGCCTCGTCGATGACGGCCTGCTTGTTGCCTGTTGGGCTGCGGATGTCGAGGTGAGGGCCGGTGCTGCGGCCTGTGCTGCCCACTTGGAAGCCGGCAGCGACGCCGGGAGCTGCAGCAGTGGTGCCGCCAGCAGCACGCTGCCGCGCGTCCGCCGAGTCGCGTTCGTAGTCGGCGGATTTCTTGCGGAGCTCGGCGATCTTCTTTTCGGTCTCGTAGCGGTAGTCGCTGATGGCCTTTTCAAGGTTTGTGACCTCGATGGCGATGGTCTTCTTGGCAGCTTCGATCTCGAGCTCGCCGCGCTCGCGGGTGGCGATGTAATTGTTGAGCGCCTCGAGAGCGGCGCGGGAGGCACCTTCCTCGCCCTCGATGAGTTTGGCGTTGGCCTTCTCGATCTGCTTGATGCGGAGCTCGCCGGCAGCGCGGAAGATTTCTACTTCCTTTTGGGCTAAGGCTTGGCGTTGCTGGAATAGGTCGCTCTCGAGCTGACGACGTAGCTCGAAGATTTCTTTCTCGAGATTGACGCGGTTAGTGGCTTGGAGCTTGATGTCCTCGGCGGCACGTTCACGATCGCGCTGCGCATCGACGCCGCGGAGCTGGGCTTTGATTTTGGCCTCTTCGGATTGCAGCCCTTTAAGGACTTGGCGTGAGCGCTCTTCAAAGCGCCCGGCCTCGGAGCCGGACAGTGCATTCCAGAATTCGCCCCAGCTTTGGATGCCGGGCTTGAGTTCGTAGCGTATTTGATTGATCTTTTTGCGTACTTCTTCTAGTTGATCGATGTTGCGGCTGTAATTGGCGTCAACGATTGCGCGTTCAAAGTCGCGTGCAGCTTTAGTTGCGCTGTCAGCTGTATCGCCTACATCTTTGTACGTGGTCTGCAAGCGGCGCAGTGCTTCGACGGCCCGGGCATTGGAGCGCTGATCTTCCTGAGCACGCTGGTAGCGACCGAGGGCGTCAACGATGACAGCGATGCCGATTTGAATGGCGGCGACCCAGCCAAGGGAGGCGAGGATCGACGCGCCGGCGGCTTTGGCGCCCGCGCCGAGACCGCGGAAGCCAGCGGCGAGTCCGTTGAGTTTCGCGCCTGAAGCTATGGCCTCTTTGCCAACAGTGAACAGCTCAATACCTAGCGCTTTCAGTGCGGCTGCTACCGCAGGAATAGCGGCGGCTGGACCTACAAGAGCGGTAGCTAAGCCAGCGAGTACAACAATTAGCTTACCAAGTGCTACTACGACTGTGGCTATAACAGCTACAAGTCCGCCTAAGGCTGTGCCTAAACCACCTACAGCGGGTATTACACTACCAAGTATAAAACGACCAAATAGTACTAACTGTGTGGCGGCGTCGAGGCCGACGCGCTTGAGGAGGCCAAGGACGGCGGCGACCTCGGAGAAATACTGGACGGCCGGGGTGTTTAGGAAGCGGGCGTAGAAGTTGAAGAGTGTGGCCACGCTCGGGGCGAGGGCGCCTACCACGCTGGCGATGTTGGCGAGGGCGGATGCGAGAGCCTCGAATGTGCCGACTTTGATGTTGACGAAGGCCTCGGCGATGTTCTTGAAGGCATCGACGAGGATCAGCGCAGTGGGCTTCAGTGCTTCGATGGCCTGCGACAGAGCACCGACGGTGCGCTGTGCGACTTGCTCGAGCTCGGCAAAGCCACGTTGGGCGACGGAAGCGGCGGCACTGGCTGCGGCGCTGGGGTCGCCGGCGCCGAGACCGGTGCGGCCGGCGGTGAGACCGGTGATGAGCTGCCCTGCACGGCCGATAGCAGCGCCTGCACCGGAAGCGATGTCGAAAAGCTGTGTCCGAATGCGGAATAGGGACTCGAAGACCGCGGTGAGGCCCGCGAGCAGTGGATCCAGCAAGCCACGGCCGAAGTTTTGGCCGATGAGCTCACCGAGGTCGGCGATGTTGGAGACGACGCCGGAGAAGCCCTCGGCGGCGATTTTTTGGCCGGCGACGGCTGCGGCGAGGCGGTCCTCGAGGAATTTGACGACGCCGCCGACCTCGCTCTTGGCCTTGGCGATGTCTTGGCTACGAATACCAAGGGAAGTGGCCAGTCTCGAGTCATCGGTGATCTGTCCTCGGAGAATCGAGCCAATTTCTTGGTTGGCCTGATATAGGGGTAGGCCAAAAGTGCCTAGCGCGGCGGAAAAGCTTATGGCTAGATCTTCTGCATCCTTAAGCCCTCCTCCTATTTGACCAACTTGAGAAGCGACGATGCCAAAGACTTCGATGACGTCGTTGGAGGTGACACCAGCGAGGGCGATGGACCGCTCTCGGATGGAATCGATGTTCTTGTTGACCGCGCCAGTCAGCGAAACGATCTTCTGGTAGGGATCGGTGATCTCACGACCGTTGGCGAAGACTCGGTTAGTAGAGGCGAGAGTTGTTTGAGTTTTTAGAATAGTCTCGCGTAGCTTAATCTCGCGTCCGATCGTGTTGTTGAAGAAGCCGTTCCACGCGGCTTGAAGTACTCCGACTGCTTCTTTAATCGCGAACGTGGCAAGGCCTACTTTCGCTAAGGCATTGATGAGCTGCCCACCCTTACCTGCCGCAAACTCTAGGCTGTTAGCTAGTATGCTGCCCGCTTTTGCGTTCTCTTTTAGTCCGATACCTGCTTTAGCTGCCGACGCGGTGCTTTTAGCTAGTTTTTCATATTGTTCAATTTTATCGCTTAGACCTGGGACTTTTTTACTAAAACTGTAGAACGTTTTAATGTTATTGGTAGCTGATTTTATATCACCTGTAAGGCTGCTAAAGCTTTTGTTGAGCGACCTAAGATCAATGTTTAGCTTCCGCTCTCGGGTTGCCTTGTCCGCAACCTGCTCTACCTGCTTCAGACTGCGCTCGGCTGCCTGAGTCTCAGCTATTACGTTGAGCCGAAAATCAGACACGAGTCGTTATGCGCTACTCGTATGTTACGCAGGGTCAGAGGCACCGGCAGCAAGCGCGGCGTAGACGTGCAGAGGTACCCGACGTGTGCGCACGAGCTCGGAGAGGATGAACTTCGTGGGGGCGTCGGGGCCATCGGCAGTGGCCGATGCAGGTTTCCAATCGGGGAAGGGTAGGAAGTCGCGCGGTTGCGCTTTGGGCGCGGAGCGCTTCGAGCCTGAGAAGCCATGCGCGATCTGAATGAGCACCGCGGTGAGGCGTGCGGTGCTCATGCTCTGCGTGTTGGCCAGACCGCGATCAAGGTCATCGATCTGGCGCAGCAGCCAGCGGATTGTGCTGATAGGGGTGCGGAGGAAGCTTGCCGGTGTGAAATCTCCACCTACCGGAGAGGCGCGAAGGCGGAAGTAGACCGAGTCCCAGTCCGCCAGCGGAGCACGGAGGACGTCCTCGGCGTTCTTCAGGATTTGCTCGGGGGTGGGCTGAACTCGGGCTCCGCCTCCGGTTCTTTTCCCTCCGCAGTGGGCCAGCCATCGCGCTCCCAGGTGAGCAGCTCGAAGATCTGCTCCATCAGCCGGGTGGGGATGGCCTCGGTGTCGGCCTCGGTCCAGTCGTCGAGCTTCTGCCAGTCCTTGGAGCGGGGGAGCTTGGCTTCGCCGCGGTACTGCATGAAGAGAGTGACGAAGGCCACCTGCTGCTCGACGGCGCCGACCGAGTCGCGCTGCAGTTCTTCAAGGTCGCCGGCATAGTCGTAGAGGAGCTCTTGGTCGTTCTCGGCAGAGCTGCTCAGCAGGTCGATTGCTTCTTTGGTTGTGATGCCTTTATCTTTAGCGATTCGCTGCGCGAGCTTGATAGAGCGAAAGGTCGATTTAGATTGTTTGCGACCTAGCGCTTCGATGCCTTTAGCTTCGCCGGGTACCAAGTCGTGGTAAACAGGAAAGCGGAAAGGTCCAATCTCGTGGTACTCCTCGGGTGAAAAGAGTAGCGACGCGTATTTAGACATCGGTGAGCGGTAGATCGATGGACCAGGACCTGAAGGGCTCAGCTTGATTGACGAGCTCGTCAGGTAGTTCAACCATCACGCTAGCAGCTTCATACGCCAGGCGTATAGACTTAAACGGGATCAGGGGCTCCAAGTACAAGGCGCCGCAGTGAAGGGTGTCGCCCTGTACTTGGCAGTTCACTGCATAGACCATGTGGGCGGCATCCATTAAGAGGTCGTGTTGCATCGTGGTGATAACAAAAAAGCCCCGCGGTGGCGGGGCAGGGTAGTTGGCTCGAGCTCAGTCTGACCGTTAGGCGGTCGTGAAGAGGGTGGTGAAGCCTTGAAGGGGGAACAGCACGCCGCTGGCAGAAGGGTTGCCGCTGTTGTCGAGGGCCTGCTTGATGGCACCGTCAGCCACAACTAGGCGATAGATGGTCGCAGCGGTGAGGTTGGACGAGGGGTTGATGGTGACCACGTTGCTAGCCAGGGATACGGCAGCAGGCACACGGACACCGGTGGAAGCGACCTCGAGGCGGAAGCCACCACCATCGGCTTGACCCAGGAACAGCTGAGTCAGCGCGGTGCTGCCATCACTGGTGTAGGTGACGGTGAGGTTGTCACCAACAGCGACCGAGCCCGCGTTGTTGGCGGGAACCGTGGCATAGCGGCGGGTGCCGGAGCTAGGCGCGGTGAAGAGCAGGCTTGACTGCACGCCACCGAAGGCCAGGGCGGTGGAGCCGGCGTCGTAGCGGCCGAAGACTGGACGACCTCGGGACATCAGGTCGAAGGAGACCTCGGTGAGACCCTCAGCGGTGAGATTCTCGTTGTAATTCATCACAACGGCGTTGAAGCCGGTGAAGTCATAGATGTAGTCGCCGCTGGTGCCATTTTCCTGGCCGAGTTCCTTAAGGAATTCGACATAGATCTCGTAGTCTTTGTTGTAACGGGCCTTTTCGATGAGAGCAAAGCCCTCTTCGTAGTTGCCACGGAACTGTGGGCAATTCTGTCCAGCAGGGATACCCGTGTCCTTGAGGAAATAGGCCGTCACAGAGGCCTGCACGGTGGAGCCGGTGATCAGCGAGTCACCCCAACCGTTGTCACCCAGGAGGCGGAACTCCTGGTTGGTGTCGTTGATGGCGAAAGTGGTGTTGCTGACGCCCTGGAGCTCGACGTAGCGGGAGCCGGCGTCCAGTGCGGGCAGGGTGATCATGCCGGCGGTGTCGCGGGTAGCGAAGTAGCGGCAGGGCGGCGTCAGGTCCACGGCGCGGACGAGGGTCCGGTGAGCCTTGTGGAACGACAGCCCGATGGCGTAGTCGGCCATGGTTGGGACTCCTTAGGGGATCGGGGGGTTCAGAACGGGGCCCAGGATGGACACCGTCAAGGCCTCGTAGGTGGCCTCGGTCCGGGGTGTGTGCGTGGCACTGTCCCGGGGAAAGGTGCGTGCCAGGCGGCGGCTGATGTCCAGCAGCGTGACGGGCATGCGGGTGCCTTTGCGGGTGCCGTAGTTCGTGAAACGAACAGGCCAGCGCTCGAAGGACACGATGGCTCCAACGGAGCCGGGGGAGACGATCTCGGGCACATCGGTGATGACGCACTCGATGCCGGTAACGACCCAGTCCGACGGGACCATGGCCTCGCCGACAACGTAGACCGCGGGGATGCGGGTGTTGTTCGGCAACGTGTAGTAGCCGGGCCAGCTGGCTTGGGAGCGGAGCGTTGTGCCGTCGGCCTCGTAGAGGTCGAGGATGTAGCGCTCGATGGTGGTGCGCAGTGAGCGCACCTGGGGACAGCTGGTCGAGATCGTCATGACTGCTCAGCGCGGAGGGCGTTGCGCAGAAAGAGGTCGAACTGGGCGGGGGCTTCCTCAAGAGGGGCTTTTGTCCAGGGGCGACCGGGGAAGCGGAGGCCGGTTACGGCAACTCCGCCCTCGTGGACCTGGGCGGCATATTCCACCGGCCAGGTGAAGGTGATCGAGCCATCAGGATTGACGACGCGAGTCTGGCTGGCGCGGAGGCGGCCTGTATCCACGATGTCCCGCACCTTGGGGGGTGTGGGGTACTCCCACTTGACAGAGGAGATCTCTGTCGTGAAGCGGGTGTCGAGCCAGGTAGCGAGCTGCCGGGTCGCTTGCGCAGTGGCAGCGCGTAGCTGGGCATCAAGCGGGCGCCTAGCCACTGATCGAACCTCCGATAACGCGGAACGTGCCTTGGATGGACTGGCGGATGTCTTGGTAGGCAGCGCTGTCCATGTCGAGGTCGAAAACGAGCTCGAAGCGGCCGCGGTAGCCATTGATGATGGCTTCCGCTTGACTGCCGTTGGTGATCCGGGTGTCCAGACGGTCGGGGCTCAGAAGGCGTCCGCTGCAGCGGTAGCTGGAGTTGTCGACGCCCGGCTGACCGTTCCAAGCAGGAGCTTCGAGTTTGAGGGCAGCCAGGTATTCGACGGTCTCGAGCGTCTGCACGGTGTTGCCGGTGTCCGCGTCGGTGCTGAGCGTGGTTCCGCCGACCTCGAACGCCAACTGGGCATTGCCCCAGGGGGCGTAGTTGGCGATCGTGGCAGCGGAGATGGCCATGGCTACAGCGCGAAGCCGGATAGGGCGAGATTGCCTTTGAGGCGCTCGTACTCCTGGCCATAAAGGCTGGCGTTCAGACCGGTGCCGAGAGGCTGACCTGCCTGGCTGCCGACCTGAAGGCCGACCTGCATGACGCGGGTGGAGAGGATGTGAGCCGCCAGATAACTGACGGCCTCGGTGTGAACAGTGCCCCAGTTGGCCGCGGGGGTGGAGCGGCCCGCCTCCGTGAGTGCGCTTTGGACTACGGCGAGGGCAAGCTCACCGAACTCGGGAAAGCGGATAAGGAACTCGTTGGAGGTGGGGACTGCCATCAGCCGTTGCCCTCTGTGATGGCAGCGATGCGCTTGCTGATGGTGTTACGAACGCGGATGCGTTGCTCACCGGACTCCCAGCGCTTGAGCTGAGCGACGTCGAAGCTGTCTTCCACGAGGCGTAGGGCCTGGGTCACAGGCATGTCCGCGATGGAATCCACGTCAGCGACTGCTGCGGGGTCCGCCACAAAAGACTGCTCTTCTTCGACACGCAGGGCGCCGAGTTTGAGCATGTTCTTGACGACGTCGTAGCCCTTGATCTGCTCCCACACGTTCTCGGGGAAGTCGCGGTTGACACCGGACTTCACCTGGATGCTTTCCGGTTGTCCGTTGTGTTGGACAAACGAGAAGCCAATCGTGCACTCGGGGTCCATCGGAGGACTTTCGAGTTCGGGGCGATAGACGAGGATCATGATCAGAGAGGTGAAAGAGCCAACAAAGCAAGCGCGGAGCTGCAGGCCTGGATCAGGCCTTCTCGAGCACGATGGCGCTCTTGGGGTAGTAGAGCGCGAGGCCGCCGATGCGCGCGTGGGCGGCGACGGTGAACTCGAGCTCGGCACGCACGGGCGGGAAGAACTCGAGGGGCTGCGGAACGTGCAGCTGCAGCTTGTCGGGGCTGCGGTCGTAGCAGATCACGCGGTCCTTCGAGAGGACGCCGCCGGACTTGGAGGCTTCGAGCTCGTTGATGGGCTCGATGGCGGTGATCATGGGGTTGGTGCGCAGGAAGAACTCCATCACCGTGGTGTCGGAGGTGGTGCTGCGCGGGGTGGTGGAGATGATGCGGTACACGTTGTAGGGCACCAGCATCGTGTTGGGCATCTCCTTCATGTTGCTGTTCTGCACGATCCGCGTGGCGGGCTCGTTGAGCAGTTGCAGCATCTCGTCGGTGGTGATGTCCGCGGTGTCGAACCAATGGTCCGGCACCAGCTTGTCCACCTGGTTGTTGTTGAAGAAGCCTTTCATGCCGGAGGGGGCATCGCCGAAGTAGGCGATCTCCTGCACTTTCTCCTCGTAGGCGCGGCGCACGGCGTTGGCGCGGCGCTGCTCCAGGTTCATGCCGGGCACCATGGCGGCGGCACGGGTTTCCTGGACGGTGTAGGCGAAGGAAGCGCCGAGGCTGCGAACCGGGTGGGTGACTTCCTTGCGGAGCACGTCAGCGCGGGGCAGGTCCTGGGCTTTGTCGCCGATCACCTTCATCGAGCCTTGCTTGTCGAAGACGCGATAGGTGAAGGAATCAGCGCCGTTGCCGACCTCGGAGGAGACGGGGATAACAGTGCTGTACTTGATGTCGGCGTACTCGACTTCAAACGCGCGGGCCAGGATGGATTCCAGCTCGCGGGCAAGAAAGAGGCCGACCGAGTCGTTACGGATTTCGGTGGTCATGGGAGGGGCTCCGGGATCAGGTGTCGGCGGTGAAGGTGATCCCCGGGATGTCGATCTCGAGGAGGACCAGGCCGGCGCCACTGGTTTCAGACAGCCAGCGAGCTCCGCCAGTCATGGCGAAGGTCTTGTTGGCCACGGCGGTCTTGGTGAAGCGACCCACGTAGGCACCGGTGACGGTGGACGAGTGGTCGACGCCAAAGAAGCGCACTGCGTCACCGAGGGCGATGGCGGCGGTGCTGTAGACCCAGACGACGCCTTTGGAGACGACGTTCATGGTCTTGCCGTCGGGGTAGCCCACGCGGAGGGAGCCGTCGCCGATGACGTTGGTGGGGTTGGGGGTGTAGGCGGAGCTGCCGCCGACGCCCTCGAAGGTCAGACCGTCAACAGCGAGGCCCACAACGCCGGTGCCGCTGGTGGCCAGCAGGACGGCGAAGGGATCGTTACCAACGGGGTCGTTGTCGGTGGCAACCAGGGAGCCGAAGGGGATGGCGACGCCGGACTGGTTGTAGTAGCTGCGGGACACATAGGCCTGCAGGTCAGCGATCATGCCCTCGTGGCCCACGGTCAGCTCCAGGGGATAGCTGCCTTGAGCACCGGTCGGGTTGCTGACAACGGTGGGGGTGAAAGAAACGGCCATTGGAGGTACTCCTTACTTGGTGGCGGTGAGGGGACGTTTCCAGGCGTCAACCGTGCGGCTGCGGTAGGCAGCGATGGGGTTGGCGGTGGACTGGCCGGCACCTTTCAGCGCATCACGCAGGGCGGTGGTGCTGTCGGCGCGGTCGGAATCGGCGTCCTCTTTGGTCTCCTCGTCGCCTTCGGCGGAGTCGTCCTCGGAGTCGGCGTCTTCGTCGCCTTCGGCGTCAGCGCGAGCGGCGAGGATGCCTTCAACCACGCCCTGGATGTAGGCGGGTTCGGCGTCTCCGCGCGGGGCGGAGCCGGTGAGGTTCTCGAAGGCCTGTACGTACAGGGAGGCGTCGTCGATGCCGTCGAACTTGAAGTCCTCGGTGAACGCGGGGGCGAGTCGCTGCAGCGTGGCGAGGCGCTCGGCGACGAGCTGGTCGAGCTCGGCGGTATCGATGCGGGCTTCGGTGGAGGCAGCGAGCTGCTCCTCGAGAGCGTCGGCGCGACCTTCAGCGGCCTCTTTGTCGTAGGCCAGAGCGTCGAAATCGGCCTGCAGAGAATCGAGCTTGGTGGCAAGCTCGTCGCGCTCGGTGGTGAGGGCTTGCAGTTGGCGCCCCATGTCCCGGGAGTAGGACTGGACCGCGCTGGCTGCTTCTGCGGGCAGATCGATCTCCAGGCCGTCGAGTTTGACGGTTGCCATAACGGGAGATGCAGTTGAACTGGACTGGGGCGCCATTTCGTGCTCGGGGAAGGCGGCTACAGCATCGGCTGCATCCATTCGGTCGAGCAAGAGTCGTACCTCCGGGCCAGCCCGGCCGCGGGGGACAATGGCGATGTGGTTCACCCGGATGTTGCGCTGGACGCCGGCGTACTCTTCGCCCTCGGGGGTGATCCCGGGGGTCGGGTCGAAGTCGACTTTGTAGCCGGCGGATACCTCGGTGGCATCCTTGCGCTTGATCTTCTCGATGGCGTCGGCGTCGGTGACGACGAGCGCGACTTCGACAAAACCGTCGTTGTACCGGACCTGGCTACCGGAGTAGCCGACCTGGAACTGTTTGGTGTTGGCGGAGTCGAGAAGAACAGGTGGGTGACCCCACGTTGCGGGCTTCATGCCGAACGTGGAGAGGGAGTCCGGGCTACTGACCTCCTCCGGAGGGCGGTATTCACGGACTTGGGAGCCATCAGCACGGCGGTAGAGCTGTGTGCCCGAGCGGGCAGCACGGCACCAGACCCGGAGGTAGCCCTCTGGGGTGGTCTCGCTGCCAGTTATGGGAGCGAAGTCGTACCTGGATACTGATGTTTCCATGCTTAAGAGCTTACCGGTTCTTGTGCGTTTGGTTAGGTTTATGCACAGAGCGGTTACAGCACTTGGCGATTCATAGGCAGCTGACTTTGTGTAGGCGCATTAGAGCGCTACGGGAGTACCACAAGCTTACGCAGTTTGAAGTTGCAGAGAGACTGGGGATTAGTCAAGCTGCATATTCGAGGTTAGAGAAAGGTGAGGTAGAGGTTTCAGTAATGAAGTTGATAGCGCTGAGCGAAGTCTATGATGTAAGGCTGCAGGAGCTTGTAAAAGATATTTGATCAGACGATTTCGAACCAGGCCAGATCGAGGAACAGTTTGGCGGCGTCGTTGGTGGGAACAGCTGCAATGAGGAGGACGTCGCTGGTGCCGGAGATGGTGCGGCCAAGCTGGAAGTTGAAGTCCGTGATGCTGCCGAGGTCGAGGGACGACGAGCTCGTGAGGTAGCCGCCGGCGATCTCGGTGCCACCGGTGAAGCTGCTGATGGTGGTGTTGTACTGGACGTTGTTGTTGAAGTGCGTGGACCAGGTACCGCCTGTGATGGTGGGGTTCAGGAGTACCTGGTACTGGACGATGTCGAGCTTGTTGTTGGTGGTCTGCTCGACAGCGGCGCTGACATTGGAGGGGACGATCACGCTGTCCAGGCGCGTGCTGTTGAGGCGGATCGCCATGATTGGGTAGCTGGTGCCAGCGGTCGCGAGCGTGATGGCGGTAGATCCGGTGGAGAGGTTGTAGCGGCGGCTGAAGCCTTCGTATCCGCCCTCGGAGGCGACGGTGGCGCAGATCTGCTTGGCGGTTGCGGAAGCGGCGGTGGTGCCTGTGTTCTCGATCTCCTGGCGGAGGGGGAGAACAGCGGTGGTCATGTAGCTGGTCGTGTTGATGTTGTCGCCGTGGAAGGTGTGGGCGATCACCATGCGGCCGTCGACGACGAAGCCGCAGCGGACGTCGCCGACGCCAAGCCACTCGATGTCGATCCAGGAGATCTGGGTTTTGGCGAGGTCTAGGGTGCGGCCGGACAGGCCTGTGCCGTCGAGCTTGTCACCGTTCCAGTCGGCTTGGGCGATGCGGGTGTTGACCACACTGCCAGTGACGTAGCTGCGGCGGACGAGGTAGGTGGTGGTGCCGTCGCTCTCGAGGTAGATGCCGTTCTGGGTGCTGAAGTAGCCGATGCGTTGGCGCAGGTTGGCCTGGGCAGTGGCGAAGGCGAAGGACGTCATCACCAGCAGTGATTTGCCGGGCTGGTAGGGGAAGACGCGCTTGGTTTCGCGATAGACGTAGGCGCCGGATGTGGTGGGAACGGTGAGATTGATGGAGCTTTCGTTAGCGACGTATGTCTTAGAGGCGCCACCGTTTAGTGCAGTGTCCCATTTGTCGTTTTCTTGATAGCGATGCTGGCTATCGAAGATGGTGAATGGGGAGCTGGTGCGGAGGCGACCAAAGGCGTCTCCGCTGGTACCGGTATTGGCGAGTACGGGTACTGGGTATTCAACGTCGCCGCGAACGTACTCGAGTTCGTAGCGATCATTGTTGACGATTCGTTGGCCCATGGATAGATAGCTCTGTTGCTATCAGGCTACGAGCGCTACAGCGGGGTACCGAAGGGCTGCCGGCGCTCGCGGGCGCGACGGGCGGCGCGCTCGGGCTCTAGGGCTCGTTGCAGCTGCGGAACTTTGACCCCGAGAGCTTTGGCTGCCTCGCTCATGTTGATGAGCCCGCGCTCCATGGCTTGGCGCGGAGCTGTACGGGCGTTGGCCGTCAGGATACGGCGGGTCAGGCCGGGGATGCGGGGTTGATCGGCACCGCTGACGAAGCGGGAGCGGGGTATGCGGTCCTCCGCGAGGAGTTCGCGCTCGAGTGCGTCGTGGTAGCGCTTGACTGCGATCTCAAAGCGCTCGGTGTTGTCTGCGCCGCCGTAGGTAGCAAGTGCTTTTGCCTGCTTTTCTACGTTAGCTAATACGCCTTTGTATTTGTTAGTAAAATCAGCGCCGCGTGAGCTAAAACCTAAGAAGTCGGGAAGCCTACCCATATCGTACATCAAATTCATTACGCCGTTGCGATAGTGTGCTGGCTGCCTGCCGTCGTGTAGTTCTGTGGCGTAGCCGAAGTCGATCAATGCTACTTTTTTGCTCTTAGCATTAACCATGAGATTTCCGTTATGGATGTCTCCGTGGGCTAAGCCGGCTGTGTGTAGCTTGCGGAACTCGCGCGCGATTTTTGTTTTAACAATTAGTGGTGCATTTGAAGCGTTACCGTATGAGTCGCGGTATTCCTTACCCAAAGTCTTGTAGCCCTTCATATGGGTCAGTACGAGAGTCTGCGATCTGACTTCGCCATCGATGTCTCTGACTGCTTGCATACGCAACGGCGAAGGAACATTGACGCCAGCATGATCAGCTAGATCCAAGCGCCTGAACTCGCTGGCTACATCGTCCTCGTCGCCGTTGCGGAACAGTTTGATGCCGTACTTCTCGGATGGGTGAACGAAGTAGGTGCCAAAAGCTCCTGCACCTGCTTGGCAGCGTGGTTGGTTGACGTAGCCTCCCGCAGATGCGAGGCCCTGGCTGCCGGTAGACACCAAGGCGAGGGCGTGCATAGCCCCGGTGGAAAGGCCGTACCAATCGGTATCGGCGTCAAATTTCCCCGGGGCTTGGGTCTTTCCCAGGCCACCGCCGCATTCAGCAGCGCGGCGGCGCTGGTTGATCTGGTCCTGGACATCCCACGTCTGGCCTCCTGCGAGGGCTTCGTCGACGAGGCGCTGAGCTTCGTCCTCGGTGAGCTTGGGGTTGTTCAGCTTGTTGGCGGGGTTTTTGTCCCACGCCTCTTTGGTCATGTACTTACTGGCGATGGCGGCACCTCCTGCTACTACGCCTGCGACGAGAGCGACTTTAGCAGCTGTTTTGAGGGTTTCTGCTGTTATACCGCTTGCGTTTTTAGTGCATTTGTGCGCTTTGGGGATGTGGGAATTGCCGCAGGGCTTCCCCGGGCCGCCGGAGGGGGCGTCGTTCCTTACCAGGCCGAGGACTTTCCCGGCGTAAGCGCGTCGTCGCGGCGGGATACCTTGCCGCTGCAGCGCCACTTGGTGCGCGACAAGCACAGCGGAGTGTTGCGATCGGGCCCGCTGCAGTCCTTGCCGTGGGACTTCATGTCGCCGAAGCTGCGGGCGCAGTAGCGGTCGCCTTTGGCGGTGCCGGGGGCGATGGTGTAGCCCTTAGCGCCGTAGCGGACGCGGTTCTTGCGGCCGGTCTCGGGGTTGGTGACGGTCTTGGAGTACTTCTTGCCGTCCTCGGCGTCGAAGCCTGCTGCCCAAACGTCGGTTTTGGAGCTCACCATGACAGGGGCGCCGGTGCGCTCCTTGCGTGGGTCTTCGCGGCGCTTGCGGGCGACGAGGCGGCGGCGCTCAGCAGGGGAAAGCGCCATCGCTTTGGCGGCCGGGAGGCATTTGGGCTTGCCTTCGCCCTCGGTGCGGTCGCCACAGGAGCCGAGGATGCGGCCGGTGCTGCTCATGCGCACCCACTTCTCCTTGAACCACTTGTCGAGGGCGTCGTTACGGAAGGTGCCGCCGCGCTTTTTGTACTCGCGGACCATCCAGGCGTTGGCGTAGGCGCTCGGGTAGATCTTGAACTTGCGTTTGGCCTCGGCTTTGACAGCGGCGTGCAGCTTGGCGTCGGCGAAAACGACCCCGCGGGCATCGGCGCGTAGGCGCAGGGTCGCGGGGGTGAGGTTCATGGCTCGAAGCCGGCGGCCCAGACGGAATCGGAGCGCTTGGTTTTAGCTGCGCCCTTGCGGGTGGTCTTGCTGCCGCTCTTGTAGCCCATCTTGTTGAGGGTGCCGTAGATGTAGGCGGCGGCGCGTTCGCCTTTGAGGCCCCTGGCTGCAGCCTGTTTAGCGAGCTCGGCTTCCATCGCGGCAACTTTGGTACCGCGGGGATCCATGCGGGATTCGCTGTCGTTCGACATGGAGTCCAGACCCGGGGGGCGTTTGGCGGAGGGGCCACGATAAAGGCGCTCAAGGGAGGCGCGCTGCCTGGAGCGACGTGCTGTCCGGGCCATGGAGGCGGCGCCTACGGCGGTGCCGATGGCACTACCGCCTGCGCTGATTGCGCGGAAGGTGGCTTCCTTCTTCAGGCGAGCTTTGCCTGCTGCACTGCTGGTTTCTTGTGCTTTGGCAAAGGTGTTGAGGGCGCGGCCAGCAC